ACACAAGTTCGTTAAGGGCTTGGAAGCATCATCTGTAACAATCGACTTCCTAAACGACACAGCATCAGCGAATGTATTGGCAACACTACAAGCTGCATGGGGTACAACAGTCACATGTGTATTCCTACAGGAAAAGGGAACAGCAGTATCTGCTACTAACCCTCTTTACACAGTGTCACTTCTAGTGAACAACACAACAGACATCAATGGTGCTGTTGGCGATATGTCCACACAGTCGATCACATTTACTGCTAACTCAACAGTTGCAGTCGCCACAACAGGCACATTCTAAACAAACTATAAAGGGGCAAACTCATGGCAAAACTAAAGATAGTTCGTACAGATGGAAGCGTATTGGAAGGCGAGATCACTCCAGCAGTGGAGTACTCATTCGAGCAGTACGCTAAAAAGGGATTCCATAAGGCGTTCCGCGATGAAGAAAAGCAAAGCGATGTCTATTGGTTAGCATGGGAAGTAACACGCAGGTCAGGTGAAACTGTTAAGCCTTTCGGGATTGAGTTTATCGAGACACTTAAGAGTGTTGAGGTATTAGACTCTGACCCTTTAGCTTAAAGCGCGATCTTCCGTTCACCTATCTAATTGCTAGGCTAAGCATTAGATTGGGAATCGCGCCACAGCAGTTATTAGATCTAGATAAAACTATGCTCGATGCATTAGTGCAGGGGCTCAAAGATGAAGCGAAAGAGGTGAGCGATGCCAACAGAGGTAAAAGGCGCGGTCGCCCTTAGAAAAGCTCTTAGAGAGTTCACACCTGATCTTGCTAAAGAAACTCAGAAAGAGATCGCAGCAATCCTTAAGCCAATTACTGCTAAGGCTCGTGGATTCATTCCATCTACTGCACCTTTAAGCGGATGGGCTAAAAGCGGTAATGGCACTTGGGGCAATCGAGTTTGGTCATCTTCTGAAGCTAAGCGTGGGGTCGGATATAAAACAACACCATCTAAGCCTAATCGTTCAGGCTTTCGCTCCCTTGCCCGCATTGTTAATGCTTCACCATCTGGATCTATCTATGAGACTGCTGGTCGCTTAAATCCCGGGGGCAGACCACAAGCAAAAATGCGACAAGTAAATATTCCTAGCTCTAATCCTGCTATTGGTATGCACAGTTATGAAACGAGTACAGGAAAGAATGTTGGCAAGAGCAATAATCCTGATGCTGGTCAGCAGTTTATCGATGCCATGAATAGGACTTCACCTATTGTCAATGCTTATCAAAGACAAACGGGTCAAGCAGGTCGCGCTTCTCGAAAGATGAAAGGTCGCGCAATCTTTCGCGCATGGGCTGAAGATCAGGGCAAGGCTAACGCAGCAGTTATTAAAGCCATCGAAGATTCTAAAGTTAAATTTGAGCAGAGAGTGAAGGCAAAGTAATGGCAGCAGATGTAAAGATTGACATTGCTGCGGAATTCACTGGCAAAAAGGCTTTCAAGCAAGCCGAAACAGCAACAGAAAAGATGAGCAAGAATGTCAAGAAACTTGCTGGAGCTTTAGGGCTTGCTTTTGGCGGTCAGGCAATTCTTGCTTATGGAAAGAAAGCAGTCAAGGCAGCAGCTGAAGATGAGAAGGCACAGAAGCAACTTGCACTAGCTCTTAAGAATGTTGGACTGGGGCGAGATGCCGCATCTTCTGAGGAATACATCCAGAGATTACAAAGCGAATTCGGTATTCTTGATGACAAGTTACGCCCTGCTTATCAGACACTAGCGGTAGCTACCCGCGACACAGAAAAGGCGCAGCAACTTCTCAATCTTTCATTAGACATTGCTGCTGCAACTGGCAAGGATTTATCTGGTGTCACTGGAGCATTATCAAAGGCATACTTAGGAAACAACACTGCACTGTCTAAGCTTGGTGTCGGTATCTCAAAGGCTGATCTAAAGGCTGGCAAGTTCGAGGATATTGTTGCTCAACTTGAAACCACATTTAAGGGAGCAGCAACACAGTCTGCTAATACTTTTCAAGGCTCAATCGATAAGTTAGGCGTTGCCGCTGCTAACGCTTCTGAGATTATCGGCACAGGTTTAATAGATGCTCTTAAAGGATTAGGCGATCAGGATTCAGTAGATAACTTAGCAAGTGCGATGGAAAAGACAGCAATATACATCGCAGATGTTATTCGTGGCGTGGGCATACTTACAGAAAAGTTAAAAGGATTGCCGGGGGTATCTGGCTTAAATGTCGGAATGATTCCAATTCTTGGTACTTATCTTGAAATTTTGAGAAGCATGGGTAAGGTAGCCGCTGGCAGCGGTATTGATGCTCAAGGATTGGCTCATCTTGCAGAGTTACAATCAAGATACGCAATCGAGACACTTGCTGCCAAGAAAAAACTTACAGCAGAAGAACAGAAGGCACTTAAAGCAGCCAAGTTAAAGGCAGCAATCGATAAGGCTAACCTTGCCCTCAACAAAGGTCAAGAAGTCTTTGACATGGATAAGATCCAGAATGCAGCAGCTCTCCAGAATCAAGCAGAGCTGTTAGCGAGATCCACAACAGACACTCAAAGATTACAGATTGCTAATGACACGGCTCGCCTGAACATCAAGAAGTCGATCTCAGATCTAGAAGATGCTATCGCTGCTAAGGATGAAGCAGCCATTACTGCTGCAACCAAGAGACTTAATGAAGATCTAAAAATCTTTAGTGCGCTGTCTGGTCAGAATGTAAAGCTTCAAGATATTAAATCTATCCTTGAGGGTCTTAAGCCTAAAGATTTAATTGATCTAGACAATCTAGATGCAGCCCTTGCTAAGATCCGAGAGATGCTAAATCTACTTTCTAAAGCCAATACCGAAAGTAAAGCAAAGATACCGACAAGCGGATCACTGGGTTCGGGCATTCCAGCGGGAGACTTTATCGCGCCTATTACGACAGCAGGCGGATCTATTGAGGCTATCCTTGAATATGCAGATGCAGCTTCAGCTCGTGCCAATGCTTTCGCAGATTTACTCGATATGCAGAATGCTCAAGATCTACGCGATCTCATTGCTTACCAGAGTTCAGTCGGTGACTTCGGTGGATATAGTCCTTACATGAACCGAGGCGGTTCTGGTGGTGGCACAGGTGGCACAAACATCACAGTTAATACTGGAGTCGGTGATCCAGAAACTATCGCTAGAGCTGTAGAAGATGTGATCCGTCAGTCATATCAGCGAGGCACTAGCTCTACAGGACTTCTAGCCGTATGACATGGCTTCCAGAGTGGCGAATAACAGTCGGTACGACTGTGTACACCAATGTAACTGGCGTAAGTGTTACTACAGGTCGCATCGATATTGATCGCCAATGCCAAGCAGGTTATGCTCGCATGGACATCATCAACTCAACCAATGCCCTCTTTGACATCGATGTAACAGATTCCCTTACTTTAGAGCTTAAAGATAGCGGTGGCACTTATGTGCCTGTATTCGGTGGCACAGTGTCAGACTTCTCAACCTCAGTCAGAAGCCCAGAAGAAATTGGATATGTAACTCTCGGGTCAATCCTTGCCGTGGGTGCTCTGGCTAAACTGCCTAAAGCGATCTACACAGATTCTGTGGCACACAATCTAGATGGCGAGCAGATTTCTATCATCTTGCAGGAGCTCCTAGTAAATGAGTGGATTGAAGTAGCACCTTCCCTTCAATGGATTGACTACGATCCGACTACTACATGGGCTAATGCTGAGAATGTGGGATTAGGTGAGATCGATACTGGTCTTTATCAAATGGATAACCTCAGTGCAGCAGACCGAAACACACAGACTTTAGTCCAGCAGATAGCAGACAGCGCACTCGGAACGCTATACGAGGACAAGCAGGGTCGCATCTCATATGCCGATGCGGATCATAGAAGCAACTACTTAGCAGCTAATGGCTCAACTCAGTTAGATGGCAACTATGCATCTCCTGCCAGCGTTAAGTCGATTCTCCAGATTGGCAAGATTCGTAACAGTGAGATCGTGCGCTATGGCAATGACTACGGCAGCACATACTCAGCCACAGA